GTCATCACCAAGGCGCAGGCGCGCAACCTGTACCGCGTGTGGCTGCTGCAGGGCCTGGCGCCGCAGCCGCTGACCGTCGGCCCAAGCTCACGCTCTGCGGGCGGCGTGAGCCAGACCATCACCCAGGTCGACGACACGGTGACCGTCTCGACGACCGCCTCGCCCACTGCGGTGGGCGCTGACCCGGGCACGATGATCGACGAGATCGCCCTGCTGCACGGCCTGGGCTCTGACCTCGTGGTCACGCCCCTGGCGCGCAGCGCTGGCGCCATCAGCCAGACGATGGCCACCGTCGGATCGACGACTACGGTGACGAGGGTCTGATGCTCAATCCGTTCGCCATCGCAGTGCAGGGGATCGGCTTCACGCCCCCGGTGGTGGCCGTGCAGGGCACCTCCACTGCCGCTGCGCCCGGTGCCGGCAGCGTGCAGTCTGGCGGCTTCATCGTGAACATGGGCAGGATGATGTCGCGATGACTCTTGCCCCAGGTATTTCGATGCTGTATATTTCGGCCCGGGTCAGTGTCTCTCCTGTTTCTGGCCCTTGCCATAGGAATCTCTCTTTACGGCGCCCCGCAACGGGCGCCGTTTTTTCTTTGGAGCTTTGATTGCTGAAGGTCGAAGACTTCCGCAGCACGACGTGGAAGCGGCTGACGCAGACCTTGGAGGAAAGACTCCAGGAGCTGCGTGAGCTGAACGACTCACCATCCTTCAGTGCAGAGAAAACAGCCCTGATCCGCGGTGGGATCGGTGAGCTGAAACGAATTCTCAGCCTGGCCGAAAGGGCCAGCCTGAGTCCCGCGGTCGACCCCGACGAACTGAGCGGCGTCGACGAACAAGGTCCTCAGTGACCACACCGAAGTGAGACGACATCAACATGCAAGTACAAGGAACAGCTAGCCAAGAAGACGCGCAAAAGATCTGGGAACAGCTTGATGCAGAAGAGTCCGGCCGTGCGCCGGCTGCTGATGCTGAGCTTCCTGCAGACGACGCACCCGCTTCCGCATCCACCGACCCCGCGCCCGCCGCAAATCACAATGCTGATACGGCCGACGCAACCAAGGGAGGTGACGCCGCGCCAACGGGTGACCAGGTTCTGCTGGACAAGATCGCTGGCCTCGAGACGATGTTGTCTCAGGTCACGCAGCGCTTGAGGAATGCCGAAGGCCACATCGGTGGACTCGGTAGTCAACTGAAGCAGCAGCTTCAGACGGCCCAGCAGGTCTCTTCACGAGGAGGCGACGCGCCAACCGCGACGGAAATTCGCGACGCGCAGCGCAACCCCGAGGCGATGGCCAGGCTGAAGTCGGACTACCCCGAGTTCGCGGAGGCGATGGAGTCCGCTCTGAACGAGCGGCTGAGTTCGCTGGAGCAGCGCCTGGCGCAGCAACAGCAACCAGTTCAAGCGGGGGTGACCCCGCAAGAGATCAGTCGCCTGCGATCTGAGATGGCCGTCGAGGTTCGACATCCTGGCTGGCAAGACCGAGTACGGACGACTGAGTTCATGGGATGGCTGCAGCGTCAGCCGCGGGAAGTTCAGATGCTTGCGGCGAGCGAAAGCCCGCAAGACGCTGTGCGCCTGCTGGACCTGCACACCGAAGCCACGAGCTCAGCCTCGACACAAAGGACGCAGCGCCTGAACTCTGCTGCGGCGATCCCTTCGGGGCGGTCTGGTGCCAACGTGCGCCAGAAGGCCGTGGAGGACATGACGCCCGACGAGTACTGGCGCTACTTGGACGAACTTGATCGACAGAAAAGGTAACCAATCATGCAGACCTATTCCCTTGTTCCTTCCCGGAACCTCATCATGGCGGAGCGCGAGATGCTCAAGCACGCCATGCCCATCAAGGTGCTGAGCACCTTCGGCTCGCAGAAGCAGATCCCCCAGAACAAGACCGACACGGTCGTGTTCCGTCGCGCTCTGCCGATCGACGCCGGCTCCAACGGTGCCCCGAGCATCACCGCCAGCAACTACCTGCTGCAAGAAGGCGTGACCCCTGGTGCTCGCACCATCGCCTACCAGGACGTGCAGGTGACCGTGCAGCAGTACGGCGTGCTGATGAAGCTCAGCTCCAAGGCTGAAGCCATGTACGAGGACGACATCCCCGGCGACATGGTCAAGCTGGTCGGCGAGCACATGGCCAGCATCGAGGAGCTGATCTCCTACGGTGTGGTCCGCGGTGGCACGAACGTCGTGTACGCCAACGGCTCTGCCCGCGCGTCGGTGAACACCGGCATCACGCTGAACAAGCTGCGTCAGGCTGCCCGTCAGCTCGAGGCTGCGCACGCTCAGCTCGTGACCGAGAAGCTGGCCTCTTCGGTCAACTTCGGCACGACCGCCGTCGAGCCTGGCTACCTGGTGTTCATCCACACCGACATGGAAGCCGACTTCCGTAACCTGGCCAACTTCGTGCCCGTGGCTCGCTACGGTCAGCAGAAGCCCACGCACGAGCGTGAGGTCGGCACGGTGGAGCGCTTCCGCATCATCACCTCGCCGTACTTCAAGCCGTTCCTGTCGGCCGGCGGTTCGATCACTGCGGGCACCTTCCTGTCCAACGGTGGCACCTCCGGCACCACGGCTGACGTCTACCCCATCATGGTGGTGGCTCAGGAAGCCTGGGGTCAGGTTGCTCTGAAGGGCATGGGCGCGATCCAGCCGATCTACTTGCCTGCAAAGCAGATCACGCACGCCAATCCTATGGGCCAGTTCGGATATGTCGGCGCCAACTTCTACAAGAACGCGGTGCGACTGAACGAGAACTGGATGGTGCGGATCGAGTCCGCCTGCTCGGCTCTGTGATGACACGCTAGGGCGCAAGCCCTAGCGAACCAAAAGGAACCGATATGCCTATCGAATCTGTCAAGCAACGTGTCAACGCCCTCGCTGGCCCCGGCGATCGTCAAGAACTGGCGATCCTGCTGGCGGCCGTGGTCGACGCCCTGCAGGCCGTAGCGGCCAAGCTGGACGCCGACACTGGCGTCAACGACACGAACTACGCGGCCACCGTGGCTGCGATCGTCACTGACTGAAAGGAACTCTGACCATGTCTGACAATCTCTCCCTCTCTTCCGGCTTTACCGCCGGTCTCTCGAGCGGCGGCTGGGCCGAAGGCACCAACGCCAACACCATCCAAAACGCCAACACGGTCACCTTCGTGATCGACGGCCGTTTCTACAGCAAGAGCGCGACCGACAACATCGCGATCAGCTATAGCGGCCCGTCGGTTTACCAGGCGGCTGCCGGCGGTATCCAGAACGTCAACGGCGGCTTCACGGGTGGCGTCAACGGCTCCACGCGGAACTACCTGATCTGCCTGGACACGAGCGGCGCTGTGTCGATCGTGCCGGGCCCGATCGTGGACTCTGCCGAGCTGGCTGCTGGCCGCGTGGCTCTGATGTTCCCTGACGCCCCGAACGGCGTGTGCCCCGTCGCCGCTCTGCGCATTGCGCTGACGGCTGGCACGACCTTCACTCCCGGCTCGACCGACCTGTCGGCCTCCGGCGTGACGGACACCTTCTACAACCTGGCCACCGTGCCGGCTAACCCGCTGACTGCCTAAGTCGGCAGGGGGTCACCTTCGGGTGGCCCCCACCCTTGAACATCAGGAGACTTCACCATGACCAGTCGCACCGTCAACAGCTACGAGCGCAACAAGTCCGTTGCGTCCGAGGAAGTAGACATCGTCAACCGGGTTGCGCCCGCGGCCGAGGCTTCAGCGCCAGGCGGGATCGAGATCGACACCGATCGTGTCATCCGCGCCGACCAGCTCGACGAAGAGTCCTTCATGCGAGACGAGCTCGAGGTTCACTTCAACGAGCCGGGCAACGAGAACGAGCCCAGCTTTGTCGAGGTCAACGTCAACGGCGACTACCGCATGGTGGTCCGAGGCGACACAATCAAGATGCGTCGGTATCACGTCGCAGTGCTGGCCAATGCCAAGCAGTCGCGTGTGCGCCAGCGCAAGATCGTCAATCAGGACGGCAGCATGGGCTTCCAAGAGGAGAACGTGCTGTCTTTGACCTACCCCTTCCAGGTCATGCACGACCCGAACCCTCGGATGGGTGTGCCCTGGCTCAAGAAGCTGCTGTCGCAGCCGGTCTGATAGATGAACTACCTGCAGCTCGCGCAACGTCTCGCCGTCGAATGCGGCGTGACTGGTGGCGGCCCGGCGTCGGTGACCGGCCAGACTGGCATGTACGCCAAGCTGGTGAACTGGACCAACGACGCTTGGGTCGAGATCCAGGGCATGCACGACAACTGGAACTGGATGCGCGAGCCGTTCACCTTCGAGACCGTAGCCAGCACCGGCAACTACGATCCGAACACTGTGACCAACACGGTCACCGGCAACCTGATGACCGACCTTCGGTACTGGTGGAAGGACACCTTCCGCTGCCAGAAGAAGAGCATCGGGGTGCAGGACGAGCAGTGGCTGGTGGAGTGGGAGTACCAGGTCTTTCGCAACACCTACCGCTTCAACTTGCAGGTCAACGGCCGGCCGGTGGTCTTCGCGATCATGCCCAACGACAAGAAGGTCATGCTCGGCCAGATCCCAGACGACGTCTATCAGATCAGCGGCGAGTACCAGACCCTGCCGGTGTCCATGACTGCGAATACCGACACGCCGGCCATGCCGACGCACCTGCACCTGGCGATCGTCTACAAGGCCATGGAGTACTACGGCCTGTACGAGGCTGCGCCTGAGGTGATGCAGCGCGGCGCCACCCAGTTCTCGAGGCTGCGCAATCAGCTCGAGCGGGAGCAGCTCCCTGAGCTGTATCTGGGGAACCCCCTGGCCTAAGTCAGCACCATGGCGCAGGCCCAGCTCCCTCGCGTTCAGTACGATCTGATCCGCCTCGGTGGAGGCTTGGATCAGGTCACGCCGACGCTGACCCTGCCGCCAGGCTTCGCCCGCAAGGCCGCCAACTTCGAGTGCAACGTCAGCGGCGGCTACACCCGCATCGCCGGGTACGAGCGGTTCGACGGCCGGCCCAGCCCGTCGGCGGCCCTCTACAACATCCTGATTTGCACCTTTACCGGCGTGGTCGCGGTCGGCGACACGGTGACCGGCATGACGTCTGCGGCCACTGGCAAGGTGTTTGCCGTGACCGACACGACGGTCGTGGTCACGCGCCAGGTGGGCAACTTCGTTGTGAACGAAGGCCTGTCGGTCTCTGCTGTGCAGAAGGCCACCGTCACGGGAATCCAAGGCGTCAGTGCCGATGGCCTGA